AAGTTTTATTTTCATATTGTTGTTTATGTTCAATAGCTAGCTTACATAAATAAACATTTGTTTTATCTTCTTGTAACTCGGAAATAGGGAGCTTGGATAATTCCTCTATTATTTTCTCCCTATTCCCTGCTAGACTTTTAACAATCTTACTAACATTATTATTAATGTATAATGTTTCTTCTAATGTAGCTAATGTTTGGCTATCTGGTGTAGAATATTTAGCTATCTCGGTTTTTTCATAAGTGTTTTCAGCTTTAAGAAATACATCATTAACAATATAAGTTTTACCGGACCTACCTCTAATATCAGAGATAATATTCAGCTTAACTAATTTAGCAATAGCAGTTTTAACAGTGGCTCGACACAATCCTGTGTCTTTAGCGATAGTTTCGTGCCTTAATTGTGCCTTATATCCATTCTTCTTCCATGCATATTTCATAATAGATAAGAAAACATTTAAACAAGTGGATTTTTCTTCTCCATTTAAGATATTTAGATGATGATATAGCTTATAAGTGACGTGCAAAAAGCCTCGAGTAGTTATATTCATATTTTTTTACATCCTTTTTTGTGGTGGTCGTGCAAAGAGAGTAGTACATCGACCCATTGTTGCTCATTCATGTGCTGAAATTCTGTTTTAGAGCTACGTATACGCTTGATTCTAAATTCTAGGCTAGTTGGGGTGCGTTCCTTATAGAATACTAAAAAACAGGGTATATTTAAGCGTTCAGCGACTATCTTTGACAAGGTTGTGACCTTATATTTCTGACCTTTATCATAACACGTCTCAATAATAGCTAAAGGCTCATAACAATGCGCGCAGCATTCAACACTATCAATATCAATCATGGCAATGCCGTCATATTTCCGGTGCCAATCATTATAAATTCCATTTGAGAATGCGTAGGTGTATCTAGCCATTTTTTAGAACTTTAATCTCATTATCTTTTTGTTCAATCTCTTTCTCAAGTGCTAAAATAATATCAGTTTGTTTTTTTATAAATTTTTTTGTGCGCTTTAATTCGAACTCACAATCTTTTAATTTCTCCGGACAACCAACCTCATCAAAGATCTTTGAGTTTGTCATTTTAATACTTCTATTTTTTTAACAACTGATCTAGGGTATACTGTAGTATTACCAACTGTAAGTGTGCCGTCATCATCAAAACTATGAGACGCAAAGATAATTAATTTCTTTGGATCCTTATGTAAAAGATAGCCGGTATCTTCGCACCAAGAATAGACTTGATCTTTAGCTTTATCCAAACTCATCCATTCAGAATTAGAAACTATATCCTGCCAATAAATTCTAACTCTTTTATATTTAAATTTATTTTGTGGCTTCAAAGTACGCGTCATATAAATCCTTATAATCAACTTCTTTATTAGTTATCTGTCTAATTTTTTCAACAACGTGTGGTTTTGGGAACCTCTTTTCTATACAAGTCAAGCAAATTTTTTGTGCTGATGCGGCAGGATTTATACCTTTATAATGTAGCATTTGACCTAAATTGTAGTATGATATTTTGTTTTTTTTTCGCCAATCTTCTAGATACATAAATCTCCTTATATTTTTTGGTTATATATAACAAAGATATTTTATTTGACAATAGATTTATTAGGTGTATACAGAATAAAAAACATGATTTTAAAAAAAGATTTAATTAATAAAGCATTTAAGTTTTATAATGGTGGTAAAGGTTTGGATCATTGGTCCTACTCTTCAACCAGCTCACCATTTGCAAAGAACATAATTAATTATTATTTCCCTCAAGAAGTTAGACGTAAGTTTCCATTTAGATACCCGGGAGATTTTGGCAACCTAGTTAACAACACAGTACAAAGAATGTTAGCTGATGTTTTATATGTTGAAGGTAGAGAAAGATTAACAGAGTGGAATAGAGAAGCAGCATACGAGGATGAATTAAAAGAGTATCATTCCAAACTACCGGTAGATGATAAAGATAAGTTTGGCAGGAAAGAAGTTTTAAATTATGTTGAGCCATGCATTAAGCTAACAAAAAAAGTTGTGCAAGAAATTATAAAAGATAAGAAGTTAGTTTGCGAAAGATACATAGATCATCAAGAAGATTTAATGATAAAAAAAATTACCGGAAGAATAGACTACGAAACAAAACATAGTTTTATAGAATTAAAAACAAAACCACCAAAGACATCAAAGGTTAGAAACAAAGATGAATTTAAAATGAGATCGCAGGATCTACCTTTAGAGCCGCAGATCGAACACTTAACACAGACTTCATTCTACTACATGGCAACAAAGAAAACACCTTACTTGGTTTATACAAATGATAAAGAGGTAAAAGTTTTTGATGATAGCCATGAGTTAATGAAGCACGATCATTTAGAACATCTATACAATAAGATGATACAAAAAATTTTATTGTGGGAGAAGATGATTATGTATTGTGAAGGAGACATTGAGAAGTTAGCTTTGATGATGGATCCTCCAGACATGGATCATCCTTTTTATTATAGAGATTTAACAAATGATCAGAAACAATTAATCAACAAACTATGGGGAATAAAATGAAGAATGAAAAAATGAAGATATGGAATGAATTAGAAAAAACAAATCCAGATCACACTAAACCAGCACCAAGTAGTTATGGTAAAAAAATTACGACCATTGATGCTATGCATCAAATAAAAAATATGACAGAATATTTTGGTCCAGTGGGTAAAGGTTGGTCTTATGTTGTAAATTATCATTACACAGATAAATTAGTTTTTGCTGAAGTAAAAATTCAATATTGTTTAGAAGGTAAATGGTATGAGTATGGTCCGGTGTGTTCAGTTGCACCATTGGGTCACAGGAAAGGTGGTCTAGATGATGAAGCACCAAAGAAAGCTATGACCGATGCACTAACAAAAGCATTTAGTCATCTAGGTTTAAACGCTGATGTATTTTTAGGTAAGTTCGATAACAATAAATACGTTGAAGAAATTACAAAAGAGTTCAATAACAAAAATGTTATTGATGACTTTGAGGAAGAGAATTCTGCAGGCTCAACTGTAGGATCTACATTGAATAACAATGTAGCAAATATAAAAAGGAGACAAAATGGATAATGAAACCATATTTATCAATCTAGTAAAAAATCCAGATTGGAAACCCGGTAGCAATTTACCGGTGTATGTGGGTCCACCAAACACCAAGTATCCAGATAAAAAATGGAGAATTGGTGCGCAAATAAATGGTACATGGTACAATCAAGCTGCCTTTCCTGCTAAAGATAAAGAAGGAAAAAAAATAGAAGGTGGTTTGTTAATTAAACTAGAGCCGTCTAAATCTAGTAAAAAAAATGACTTTGCTTCTACATCTAGTAGTGGTAAAGATGAGTATACTTTCTAATACTAGTTATATGAAAGTATAGTTTATATAGGTGGGGTAGGGTTTTTTCCCTTTCTTTCATGTTTCCCTATCCCGCCAAAAGAAAGGAATTATGAATAAAAAAATTACAGAAATAGATCCAGAAATTAAAAAAAAGATAGTACAAGATAGAGAAAAAGATTATGGAGACTATCAATATAATTTTACAGTATTAGCAGAAATGTTTACGCTTGTATTGGCAGACAACTTAAAAAAAAGAATTAAACCGCATCAAGTAGCACAATTGATGATGACCCTTAAATTATTTAGGTCCACAAGAGGTTATAAAGCTGATAATTATCATGATTTATCAGTGTATAATGATATGGCATTTGCCTTACACAAAAAAGATATAGACAAAAAGGTATAGATATGCATAAATACAAACGAATCATTAACGGGGAGTGCAGTTTTCAGATAATTGAACTCTTTGATGATGCAGAGAAGGCTACAGACACCAAGAATGAAGGTGAACCTGTAGAATGTAAGATCAAAAATTTAAAGATTGATTTTACAAAAGTAACAAAGGAGAAGGATGAAGAGCAACAGCAAAGTTCGGATCTACGACAAGCTGAAAAAAGACTTTGATCTAATTTTAAAACATGAAGGTTCGGGTCAGTGTCTTAAAACTTACAATGCTTTCAAAAGAATACCAAAGCATTGGAACAGGATTGTTAAGATCGAAAACGCAGAAGCTAAAAGAGCTAACGCTTAATCGTTAGTTCATTTTAAAAAAACATGACAAAAACTGTAGGGGATTTATGA